GGGGCACCAGGTTAATTTAGATGATAGCAGATATAAAAGATTTTATCGGTGTGTTTGATGATGCAATTAGTGTAGATCACTGTAATGCATTTATCGACATTTATAAAGATTTAGATCTTAAAGGTCTAGCCGGAAGTCGACAACAGCTCGATAATGCTCCGAGAGGTAAAAAGGACGGTGATCAGATTTTTAATCTTGACATTCCTGGTCACATATTTGGTTCTATATCTCATAGCTTTATAGATATTTTTAATCAGCAGATATATGCTACCTATATTGACAAATATCACACTTTGCAAGATATGGACCCGCATGGCGTTTTTAATTTTAAAATGCAAAAAATTGATATTGGACAAGGTTATCATATCTGGCATCATGAAAATGGATCGAGAATTAATAGTTCAAGATTTTTAACTTTTATATTGTATCTCAACGATGTAGCAGAGGGAGGTGAAACAGAATTTTTGTTTTACCCTAGAAGAGTACAACCAAAAGCAGGACGATTACTTTTGTTCCCAGGTGCGTTTACACATTCGCATCGAGGCAATCCTCCGTTAAGCAATACTAAGTATATCATAAATGGTTGGATAGAATTTTAGAACCCCGCGTTAACTCAGCGTAATAGAGTTAGGTAATTGCTACACCTTAATAGCACGGTGCATTGGATCTTACCGCAAGGCTTGTTTAAAGCGACTTGAGAAATCACAAAGGCGGGGACGCTATCCCGTCTAAATGGAAAAGAACGTGGACAGAGTAACAGCTCAGTCTAGGGCCCTTGTGGTGAGGGTAGCTAGACACTTTAATCAAATACATTTAACTTAAACCATAGGTTAAGTAGTAAGGACGGCACACCAGGTTTTGATCCAAAAGTGATAAGTGTATTTGATTAAAGTGCGGGACTAGTTTAGTGGTAAAACGGCAGTCTTCCAAACTTCAGTTACGAGTTCGATTCTCGTGTCCCGCTCCAAATAACGGTAAACTATATGAAAAAAATAGCAGTAGTAGGTCGCGGAACTGCAGGAATGTTAGCTCTAACACATTTCTATCGCTGGGCTAAAAATTGCGAAATAGAATTATATTATGACCCCAACGTAAATCCTCAAGCAGTTGGAGAGGGTTCTACGTTGGATTTCCCCGCCGCCTTATACGAAAATATTGGATTCACACATGATGATTTAAATCATGTAAACGGATCATTCAAAGGCGGAATTTATAAAACAGGGTGGAGTGATGGAACAGCATACACCCATCATTTCATACCTCCAGGAGTTGGCTATCATTTTAATGCAGTCAAACTGCAAGAATACATTCTAAATCAACTTAAAGATAAAGTTAAAATAATTGAACGTGCTGTTTCAGCAAATGACATTGATGCAGATTTTGTAATGGATTGTTCTGGCAAGCCTACATCGTATGACGAATTTAATCTTACAGAATCTATCCCAGTCAACTCAGTACACGTTACACCTTGTTACTGGGACCATGCTAGGTTTCAGCACACGCTAACACTAGCTCGCCCATACGGTTGGGTTTTTGGTATACCATTACAAAATCGTTGTAGTATAGGCTATATGTACAACAATACAATAAACACACTTGACGAAGTTAAAGAAGATGTTAAGCAGATATTTGCAGATTATGATCTAACTCCAAGTACAGATTACAACACATTTAGTTTTAAAAATTATTATAGAAAACAAAACTTTGCTGGCAGAGTAGCACACAATGGTAATGCTAGTTTTTTCTTAGAACCACTAGAAGCAACCAGCATAGCTTTAATGAATGTTATCAACAAAATGGCCTATGACAGTTGGTTTAATAACGGCAATGTAGATATGCTTAATAAAGATTATACTGACTATGTGCAAGAAATTGAAACAGTCATTATGCTACACTATTTTGCTGGATCAGAATTTAAAACACCTTTCTGGGATTTTGCTCAAGAACGTGGAGAAAAAATTATAGCTCGTGCTAAACACAATACAAAGTTTAATGACTTTGTTGAGCATTCAAAATTAGAAAAAGACATGGCATTAAGACTAGACGGCAATTATGGCACATGGGGCGTAGCATCGTTTAAACAAAATCTAGAGAATTTAAAATTATATGAAAAAATTGCTGGCTGTAAACCTACTAGCACATGATTGTAATATTTCCTATTACGATGGTAACAGTCTACGCTATCTAAAATTAGAACGATACGAAAACATTAAAAAATATTCGTATCCTAATAATTGGCAATGGTTACATACTATTAAAAAAGTTTGGGGAATTGAGCTAGCAGACGTTAATGATATTGCTGTACACTTACCCATAGCCGATGAAGCCAACACTTGGTTTTTAAATCATCCTAGTGTTCATATTTTAAATCATCACTACTGTCACGCATTAAGCACATGGATGCTTACTGAACAAACTCCAGACGTACACATTGTTATCGACGGATTAGGCAGTATGAAAACATGGAGTGTTTATCGTAATGACAAGTTAATCGATTCTGGAGATTTATCTACAGGGTCAATTGGCTTCGCTATGCGCGATGTTGGATATGCGTTAGGTATTAAAGCTTCTATACCCGATGACGTTGCAGGCAAGCTCATGGGCCTACAATCATACGGCACAGTTGATCAAAACTATTTAGAGTTTCTACAGCAATTCGATATGCGTAGTATACATGATATCTTTTCTAAGGAACATTGGTATGCTTTTAAAGGTGATCAATTATTAGGTGATCTTACATCTTTAGATTGGATTAAAACTGTACATACCTATATGGGTTCTGTACTGTTAAATTTCTTTAAGCAGTATGCTAACAAAGATGATGTGATTAGTTATACAGGCGGTGTAGCACAAAATGTAATCTGGAACACAGAACTTAAAAATTATTTTCCCAATTTGATTATTCCTCCGCATTGCAGTGACGAAGGAATAAGTCTAGGTGCTATAGAATGGTTACGAATTAAAAACGGATTGCCAAAGTTTAAACTAGATAACTTCCCTTACATTGTAGAGGATCAAGCATCTAGTACTCCTACTATAGATACAATTAAACAAGCCGCACAGTTACTAGCATCTGGTAAAACAGTTGGCTGGTATCAGGGACATGGAGAACTTGGCCCTCGTGCGCTAGGTAATCGTAGTATACTAATGAACCCTAGTATACCAAACGGACGTGAAAAGATTAACAGTATTAAGAACAGAGAAAATTATAGACCGTTTGGTGCAAGTGTTCTAAAAGAATATGCTAGCGAATATTTTGATTACAAATTTGATGATGATTATATGTTGTTTGTAACCAATGTTTCTAGCAATGAATTAGGCGCTATCACACATACTGACGGCACTTGCCGATTACAAACTGTAGGCAATAACAATCCTGTGTTTAGATTACTTCTAGAAGAGTTCAAAGCACTTACAGGTTTGCCTGTACTACTAAACACTAGTTTAAATACTGCTGGCAAACCTATTGCAGGGCATATAGAAAATGCTAAAGAATTATTTTATAATAGTGCAATAGACTGCATGATTATCGGCAATGAAATTTTATTAAAATGATAGAAATCTACGATAACTTAATTCCAGTAGAACAACAAGCGTTTGTTGAAGATGCTATGACAGACGGTGCATTTCCTTGGTACTTGACTAAGGCTACTGTAGAGGAAAAGAATTACGAATATTTAAATTCATATCTTCCTAAGGAACTTTGGAAAGATTATCAAGTAAAAGAATATCCGCAGTTTATACACATGTTCTATACTATTGAAAAACAAGCATGTAGTCCGGCATACTCTAGTATTGCTGTTCCACTGTTTGAAAAACTAAAACAACATATTGTGTTTAACGAATTTTTAAGAGTTAAAGCAAACTTACAAACACAGTGTAATTTTTCTAAAGAAGAATTTACTAACATGCCTCACTTAGATTGTTTAATTGATCACAAGGTAGCATTATACTATGTAAATGACAGTGATGGGGATACATTATTTTTTAACAATGACGGATCAATACTGAAACGTGTTAGTCCTAAAAGAGGTAGATTTGTAATTTTTAATGGATCACAGTTTCATGCTGGTAGACATCCAAATCAATCTGAAAAACGTGTAGTCATAAATTTTGACTACCGCTAGATAACAGCATATATATATTTTTAAAAGGAACTCACATGAGAGCAAGTCACATTTTGGTAGATACATTAGAGCAGGCTAAATCAATCCTAGCAGAAGCAACACCGTTGACATTTCCGCAACTAGCTATGCAACACAGCAAGTGTCCAAGCAAAGCACGTGGCGGAGACTTAGGAGACTTTGGCCCAGGCATGATGGTAAAGCCATTTGAAGATGCTACTGTATCAACACCTGTTGGGTCTATTAGCCAACCAGTACAAACACAATTTGGTTATCACTTAATTCATCGTACAGCATGATAATTGATCAAAATGATCTTTGTCGCAAATATGATTACAGTAGTTTAATCACAGCCGCCGATACAGAATCAGCCATAGGCATAATAAAAAATATTATAGATAGCGGCAACTACTTTAAGAATAGTCCTCCGTTCCAAACACAAGAAAATTTGTTTGGACGTAGTGAGGATATTTGGTTAAAATATCGCATGACATTTTTAACCAGTGTATTTCTGTACTTAGGAAAAGAACACAAAGTCAGCAATATGATGGCTTGGAGTTTTATGACTAATCTAAGTACAGTAGAGGATCGCGACAAATATTGGCATCATCATAATAAACACAGTGGGCAAAGCCTAAGTGGCATAATGTATTTGCACATACCCGATGATGTTAACGATTTTGATACTTGCGGAACTGAAATAGCCCCAAATGGGCCCGAATCAGACGGCAAGTTTTTTATCAAGCCAAGTTACTACACTTGGCTAATTTATCCCAGCAATACTTGGCATCGCCCGGGAATTGTGCAGAGTAACAAATATCGATTTATTTTAGCCGCAGACATTGACTACGAGTAAATTAGATGTTATAATAACATTTTAACGGAGATACTAATGAAAAGTAGAATTCTAAGTCGTGGTCCACAAATTGATCGTCAACTATGTGTTACCAACGCAGGGGAAAATGTATACAATCTCATCATAGCCGCATCAATTCGTGCTAGAGAAATCCGTAGACAGCACAAAAGCAGTGAAAAATTTGAACACATTCATCCAATTGTAACTACCCTTTTAGAAATCCAAGAAGGTAAAATCGATCCAATTGAATACCTTAAACGTGTAAAATAATTAGTGCAACGGTGGCAGAGCGGCCCAATGCAACGGATTGCAAATCCGTAAAACCGGGGGTTCAAATCCCTCCCGTTGCTCCATAAATAGTAATTGAGTTAAGGAATTTATTATGAGAGAATACGAAAGCATACAAGGTGAAAATTTAGAAGAATCGGATATGGCACAGTTGCTATCAGTAACTGCAAACGCAGATGCTGTGGCTAAGTTTCGTGCTAGTTTACCAAAGGGTCCAAGCCTAACACATTGCGATGACTGTGGAGAAGAAATCCCAGAAGCACGCCGTAAGGCAGTTATGGGTTGTATGATGTGCATTGAGTGCCAACTATTTCACGATCGCCGTAAACAACGAGCTTAAAATGAAATATCCTAATTTAGTCGACTCTATTAAAAATGTAGTTAAAAACTCCCCTGCAAGATGCGGCAGAGTTTATTTCGATTGTGTAATAACAAAAGTAGACAATACTATCAAAATAAAATTTTCTCCTACTGTCGAGTATTTTAAAATAGATAATAGAAAAGATGATGAAGGTATAATGGCACATTCTTTTAGCTTTTATGAAAGCCATCATCATACTGGATTAGCTATAGGTGCATTAGAATGTTTTTTTCAAAATAACGGAATTCCTTACAACATAGATGAGTCTAATTCACCAGAATATTTTGAGGTATTAGTAAATGTATAATCTTACATTAAATCATACGTTGTCTCATGCTAACAGATCGTTTGATATTGATACACCTGTAGACGAGGATACTGTAGCATATTTGAATTATATGATAGATAAGTTCTTGGGAGAAAATCCAATTGCTAACAAGAGCGTAATTCAAGACAAAGAAATTATCAAAAAACTTTATTATGTAGGTATTTGGAACAGAGACGGCGAGTACAACGGCGAGTACAAACTTCCTTCATTATGGGCACCATTAATAATTGTTCTTCCACCAGTTGATCGAACAGATGGTAAGGCTCTAATCAATCTTGGTAGATTTTATTCTAAATTAGGAATGGAAGTACTAAAGCGAGGATATGCGCTAGCTTTCCAAAACAGTTTAGACTATCATGATCCAAGAGTGCGTGAGTTGCAAGAGTACTTACACATTGATTATGATTCTTTTGCCGCATCTAAAAATGATGACGACTTTCCTGTAAGAACATTTATCTGTATAGGTAAAAAATTAATACCTGATAGTCCCCATAATTGGGATTGGACTAGAGCTGAGTTGTTTGAATCTTGTCCAAAACTTGACGTTGATTTTGTTAAGGATTACACATGATAAAATTAGAAATCGTCAGCGTAAGACCACTAGATAAGAAAAAAGTTTATCAATTTTACAATAGTGATCTTGGTATTAAAGAATACATTAAAACAAATTTTAAAGATACTAATAAACTTATTGGCGTCAACACTACAATTAGCGAAGACTACACCACTGAAACTAAAGTACTAATTTTTAAATCACAAAAAGATTATGATGATTTTGTAAACGATGAAATCCTACAATATCAAGAAAATGTTATCCGATTTAAGTACAATAAGTATCACGGCATAACTAGCACAACAAAAATAACAGAGATTTAATCTGTGGCAATAAAACAACACCCTGCTTGACAGGGTGATTGTTTGAGCTTATAATAGTATTAATGATAACAATAGAACATAAAGAAGTAGAAGTAGAGTTTGAAACTCTAACCCAAGCAATGGATTGGGCAAAAGAATTAGGTGAGTTCGTAACTATTAAAATTAATGGTATGGAACTTGTAGGCAAGTTTGGTGCGGACAGTATTGTAAACGGCAAGTGTCCAGATGGTGTTGATTATACTTGGATGAAAAGGAGAACACAATGACATTAGCAGAAAGTATTAGATCATTTGCGCTAGCACCTGGCGAATTTGACAAGTATCGCATGCCAGGAGTTGAAAGTACTGTCTTGTTTGCATTTGGTGAGAATATTGGATTCAACGATATGTTCTTGAGAAACTTCGACGGTGAATACGTTTATAATGTAGAAATGGATGCTAAAATGCGTACATTTGCGTTGTTAGTAGCAGAGGCAATCGTATCATGAAAATTAAGTTTGATAAAGACACTATGCCCGATGAATTATACAATGCGCTGTTACAGCATTTTGTAAACGAAGCAGTTGGGCTAGGTGTTGAAGTAAACAAATTTACCCAGTTTAACAACTGGATTGTAGAATGCGAAGTGGACGCAAAAGAATCAGTGCATTAAGGAGTAGTTATGCCTAAGTGTTATCAACTAATTGGGGTTCCGGGGTCAGGAAAGAGTACATGGGTTAATTCCCAAACTTGGACAAACAAGTGCGCATACATTTCTACAGACAAGTTTGTAGATGCACATGCACATAATGTTGGTAAGACTTATTCGGAAGTGTTTAAAGAAATTATGCCTAAGGCTGTTGAAATGATGGCCGCAGAAGTTGTCGAAGCACGAGAAGACGGTAAGGATATAATTTGGGATCAAACTAGTACTACTATAGCAAGTCGTGAACGTAAGTTTAATATGTTGCCTGATTATGAACATATTGCTGTAGTATTTCTTACTCCTGATGCAGACGAGTTAGCTCGTCGATTGGGTAACCGCCCTGGTAAAGTTATTCCTCAGGAAATTATGGAAAGTATGATTGCTAATTGGCAAGAGCCAACTGAAGATGAAGGGTTTACAGAAATTTGGAGGGTATAATGCCTTGGATTCAAAATTGTGCGGCTGATGATATCCCAAAAGGATTTCATGTCGCAGTAGGTGAAAACAGTATGCTGATCCAAATTGCGGATCCTGCTAGCTGGTTCCCTACTTCAAAACATAACTTCAAAGAAGTTCATCGATTTGAGTTTCTGGACGTAGAAGAAAAGGATCACGTCGATGACGAAGCTATGAAATGTAGTCATGAGCAGGCCGCAGAGCTTGTTCGTTTGCTACAACACGCATTAGACAATCGCATGGACGTAATTGTTCATTGCTTTGCAGGTATTTGTCGTAGTGGTGCAGTATGCGAAGTTGGCGTAATGATGGGTTTTCAGGATACAGAACGTTTCCGTAGCCCTAATTTGCTAGTCAAGCATAGAATGATGAAGCACTTGGGCTGGACATACGATGCAGACGAAAAACCAAACATCGATGACTGGCGCAAGTTTACAAACGATTTTTAAGAAAGGAGGGGCTTATGCCTAGTGTATTTCTAGTAAGTGATACGCACTTTGGTCACAAAGGCGTATGCCACTTTACACGTAACGATGGTGTTACAAAACTCCGTCCTTGGGATACTCCTGAGGAAATGGATGAAGCAATGGTTAAGGCGTGGAACGAACGGGTAAAACCCAATGACAAGGTCTATCACTTGGGCGATGTTGTTATTAATCGTAGAGCACTGCCAACTCTTGCTAGACTTAACGGCGACAAAGTTTTAATTCGTGGTAATCACGATATTTTCCCTGATGTAGAGTACAGACAGTACTTTAGGGAGCTTAGAGCTTATCACGTTATGGATGGTATGATTCTTAGCCATATACCGCTTCACGCAGATTCGTTGGGTCGTTTTGGTGTCAACGTACACGGACACACTCACGCAAATCGTGTTAAAAAGGCACGGGGAGTTGACGCAAAGACAGGCACAGTACTGTACAGTGATGAAAACGATGTTCGTTATCATTGCGTTTGCGTTGAACAAACTGACTTTGCTCCTATACTTTTTGAAGACGTTGTAAAGCGTATTAAGGAAGAAGGCGGTGAAGTAGGGTTTAAAAACGGTAACTTCACAAAAGCTGACTAAAAGTTAGCATTTTATAGGGCCTTAGGGCCCTATTTTTTTGGCTCTGCGTTCTGTACATTTTAATAAATACACTATAATAATCATCCTTGGATGTACAGAATAACGGAGATAGCACATGTCGCTACAAATTAGACGCGGAACTGATGCCCAAAGACAAACAGTTGTTTTTGACTTAGGCGAAATTGTATACACAACAGACAGTAAGAAATTATATATTGGCGACGGCAGTACTGCTGGCGGTGTTAACGTACTTTCTACAGCAGCCGGTACCGGTTTAAGCTGGAATTCAACAACACAAACGCTTAACTTTGCAGGAACTTTATCCGGTTATACCACTGATAATTTAGCACAAGGTACAGTAAATTTATATTACAATTCTACTAAAGCTAAAAACGATGTGGCTACAATGTTTACTGCTAAAGGATCTCCAACTGTTACAGGAAACGTTACTGCTACTACTACTTCTACAATATCGTTTATAGGAACATTATCAACAATTAACGGTATTGGCATTTTAACTTACGTAAGTGGTACTGTTCCTCAAATAGGTATGGTACTAGTAGGCACAGGTATTACTACTGGCACATATATTGTTTCCGGAACACAAAGCAGTGGATTTATATTAAGTGCGGCACCTACAGCAGGCACAAGCATTGCAATTACTGGAACTATCTCTTTTGTTACACTTGGTTCGAATACTGGGCTAGTAGCTCTTACTCCGATTATTGTTACTGGCGTAGGTGGCGGTGGGTTGTCTGCAGGTACATATTACATCATTAATCCTACAGCAGGTACTAACCAAATTACAGTAGCAACAAGCCTTGCTAATGCAGAAAACGGAATAGCTATTACCAATTTAACTGTAGCTAGTCTTTCATCTACAACATTCTCAGCAGGCGGTCCAGATTCAAACATTACATTTGTATATAATGCGTCAACTGGTACAATGAGTGTAAACTCTGCCGCTAGCGGATTAACAGCAATTCTACAAGATACTACTCCTACACTAGGCGGCAATTTAGTATTAAACAACAATAACATTACTGGTACTGGTTCAATTAACATAACTGGTAACCTAAGTGCTAGTGGTACTTTAGGAGTGTCAGGAACTACAACATTAGGCACAACTAACATTACTACTGGTACAATAACTACTTTAAATACTTCGACTATTAATGCTCCTGATGCCGGAAATGGTATGACACTAGCTGCCAAATTAGGTAACAGTTTGAGCGTAGGTTACTATAATGGTACACTTGCCGCTCCAACTCCTGTTTCTGTAAACACTGGTGGTATGGTTATATCAATAAAAGGATATATTGGTGCAAACACTTACGGATTCTCAGGCGCGATTGGTACTATTTGGGATTCTACTGCAAACATCAGCGATCCTTATCCAAAATCATCTATTGCTTTGATTTCAGGTGGCGGCGGATCTGTTGCTAACTATGCTATATTCAATAGTGCCGGTATATTCAATTCCGCAGTATTACAAACAACAGTATATTCTGTAGCAGGCACAGCATTACCTAGCGCGGCAACATCTGGTGTTGGCGCAAGAGCATTTGTGTCAGATGCAACAGCAACAACTTATGCATCTACATACACAGGTGGCGGTTCAAACAAAGTGCCAGTTTACTCAGATGGTTCTGTTTGGCGTATTGGTTAAATCTGTTATATAATTAGAGGCTGATCGTATCTAATAAATATAGATATGATACATGGCCAACGATTTATAGATTTAGAAAAATACATAGACTTAACAGAATTTGATTCCTTACGTTTAGAAATATGCAGAGGAATAGCAACTGCTAGAGACTTTGCATATGACGGACTCCAAGAAGTTCCAGAAGGTACAATGCATCCTCATGCACAAGGGTACCAGGTTAATCCATTATTTGATGTAGCACGTAAATGGAATTCTTTACCAGATACTGATCCATTAAAAATTGCTGGCAAGGATCTAACATATAATCAACGCACTGACTTTTTAAAAAACGCATACGGTGCATACGACTACTATCGACTTTTTCAATTAGTTACATCAGACGGCGTTAACCATCCTGTAGCTGATCATTTCCCTGGTTTACTAAAATGGGTACAAAGTTTTGTAACAGCAGGCATAATAACTAACCTACATAGTTCAAATCTAATATCTGTAGATGCTGGCGGCATACCATGGGAACACTTTGATCCATCAGACGGTACTGAAACAGAAGGCTTCCTTCCAGAATTTATACACATAAAAACCGATATAGATAGACCTTTCTATATACTTGATCCAGAAACTGGCGAGCGTATTTTTATGAATACTAGGGTAGCATATTGGAATGAGAGAGATTGGCATGGAGGGTTACCTGTATGGAGACCCACTTATACTTTAAGAGTGAATGGCTACTTTACTGATGACTTTAAACGTAAAGTAGGAATGCCAGTATGATAAATTATAAATTGCACGATAACGGCTGGACTATTTTTGCTAACTTTGATATAAAAAATTGTACACAAGAAGATATTAAAGAGCTTGAAAAATTAATTGCAACATATACTTGTGTTGTTATTAGAAATCAATCGTTGACTGTTGATGACGAATTAAGATTTCTAAAGATGTTTAGAAATGTAAAATCATTGTATCCTAAAGATTCTCCATTCTTTAACGATTATGCAATAGACATTAATAAAGATCCAGACGGAATAATTTTTAGAGTTACTAAAGAACTTCGCGATGGAAAAATTGGGATGGCTGATTGGGAAGAAGGATTTGACTGGCACAGTGATACCCCAGAAGAACCAGATCGTAGTTCGTTATTGTACTTGTACGGTATTAGAGGAACAGCAGGTTCTAGAACTACTTGGAATAACAACATACTTGCATACGCTGATCTAGACGATACTATTAAAAATCAAATTTCAAATTTACACTCTGTTTATGGAAATATAAATGCACCTAATGCTCCTGATCATGTCGGAGTAGTGTATAACACAGAGTGGAACCCGCCGCTTGTTCATCAAACCCTTACTGGAAACACTGGGATGTATTTTGCACCTTTTCAGCTAGGTAAGTTTGTAGAACTTACACAAGAACAATCTGATGAACTTAAATCACTACTTTGTAAACACGTACTAAGTGAAAAATATGTTTATCATCACGAGTGGCAAGACGGTGATGTAGTTATATCTGATCAATGGAATGGCATACACAAACGCTGGCCCTTTGATAAAATGGATATTAGAGTGTTGCACAGAGCAGGAGTAGATTACACAGAGGTGCTAAATGATACAATATAAATTACACGAAAACGGTTGGACTGTTATACTTGAAAATTTTGATTTTAAAAAAGCCACGCAAGAAGACATTAATGATGTAGCAAAACTACTAGCAACAAATACACTAGTAGTGGCCAAGGGGCAAGCCTTAACCGTAGAAGATGAAGTTAGGGTTGCTAAGATGTTTAAAAATCCTCAGCAATTTCATTTAGATGTTGAAGGGTCTTTTGATGCAGAATGTTATCGAGGCGCGGAAGTTGACGGCTCTGAAAAGTTTGCATTAAGAGTTACAGGTGAAAAGAATGAAAAAGGATTACCCGGAATTGCAGGATGGGAAGATGAAATGGTATGGCACTGCAATGATCCACACGATCCATTAAAGCGATCTTTAATTTGGTTATACGGTGTGCGTGGCACTAAAGGTTCTAGAACTACTTGGAACAATAATATACTTGCATACGACGAGTTAGATCCAGCTAAAAGAAATGCTCTAGAAAATTTAAAAATTATAATGGCAAATTGGTCTAAAGAAGAAATGAACTTAGGGTACGATGCGCCTGATGTAATTGACGATTATACACCTAGTCTTGTTATGAAAAACATAGCAGGCAGAAAAGGATTTTATTTTCCGTTCTTACAAATTTCTGGATTTGTAGGATTGTCAGAGGAAGAAAATAAAAACATCATTAGTTGGTTATCCGAGCATACAATACAAGACAAGTATTGTTATCATCACGATTGGGATGACGGAGATGTTGTTATAGCAGAACAATGGCTTGGTATACACAAACGTTGGCCATTTAAAGAAATAGAACGCAGACTCTTACACAGAATGGCTTTTGATTTTCCGGATCAGGATTACGGCAATTCGTCTATTACAATATAGTTTCCAGTAACGCCTTGCTTGACAGAGGCATCTTCTATCAACTGTTTCCATCCGTCTGTAGCATCGTGTCGAGCAATAATCATATGCATACGATCTTCATTACTGTTATTAACAACAGAATGTTGATAGTGTAGATTCATAGCGTATACTCCGCCTGGCTCCATTATTAACTCCTCACCGTCTCCCCATATCCATTTGCATCCAATTGGATTGTTAAGCGCAACATTTATGTTTTCAATTAATTTTATACTTGAATCACTGTGTAGAGCAACCTTCCCTCCGGCACGTAACAACATAAATCTAACACGACCATATTTGTTAGAGGGGAACACTTCTTTCAACCAATGAGTTGTTATAGGGCATAAGTCTGCTATTTCAGTCCAATGCATACTGTTGCTAGCATCTTTGCCTTTCTTAAATCCATAGACGTCATAGTTCTCGTGCTTGTTCCAACCTAAGCCGTGTATGGTTAAACTTTCCCAACCATGAGAATCTTCATCGCCTCTGTGAGGTGTAAATTTATCAATTAGTGCAAATGCTTCTGCACACATTTCTTTGTATGGAAGGGGTATATCTAGTTTTAAATAACGTCCGTCAGATTGAAAATACTCTTTCATCAAACAACTCCTAGTGGACGCTCGCTATTGTGTGCCCAATCTAGTTTATGCCAGTCCGGTGTTTTTAATTCATTAATATCTGTGTAGTCAAAATTGCTAACCTTATCTAAACGCTGATCTGGTTTTTTAACTTTCCAAAACCCATCAGCAGTTCTAGAAGTTATTAGTAATGTTATATTTGGATCTTTGTTTTTAAGTTTCTGTAACAAATTGTTTTCACAACTAATACGATACTTCATGCTAGTTGCGGCAATGAATGGAGAGTGGTTATACAAATCGCTTAGGTTCAATAACGTTTTCTTACCAGCTTCTAACCAATCAAAGTTAAATGACGCCGTGTAGTCTATGAGAATATACTCGTATGTTAAGTTTTTAACCTTAGCCCAAAGCCCTTCCCAATCCTCAACTGTTGTTAAGAACTTATCCCACTGTTCTGCTATTTGATCTTTGTATGTTTCGGGAATGTACGGAGGGTTGTTAGGAAGCATAGGTTTGTGTTCCCAATAAAAATCTGCGTAATTTTTTCCGTCCCATTCTTCAACCATTTTTTTCATAAACATCAAACAGTTGTAATTGATGTCTGTAAAAATTACTTTGGTATTTTCTGTAAAGCCTATAATTTCTAAATTCTTAATCCAGTTAAAGCCAATGCCCACACTAGCATATTGCTCCACGGGGCCATCAAAGGGCAAGTCTGCTCTAAGACGATCTGAGTTCCAACCTGCAAAGAAATTCATTCCAAAGAACTGATAGTATTTTATATCTGCTAGTTGTCTTAGGAACACATGATCATGTTCATAATACAAATATTTTTTGCTATCACGGATTCGTCGAGTCAATGGTATTAAAAGTTTATCATTTTCTAGCCCAACGTTTAGTATATTCCATCCATGCAGTTTAACAGAGTAGGTTCTAAGTTCAGTACCTTTTTTCATCCATGCTGGAATTTCTGGATCGCCGTGTAAGCATTCCTCGCTACGGAGAGGAGCAATTTGTTGATACTCAACCCATTCCTCATTACCTACTGTAGGATATCCTAATTCTTTATACTGCTCAAGATTGACAATATAAAATTGTTGATGTAGTTCAAAACAGGCATTCTTTTTATAGTAAGAATGATCGCCTCTGTCTAATATATGCCCGGCTATAAAAAAATCTTCGTTGCATTGATCTTCAACAGCATCAAACAATCTATCAGATAGTCCTAAACTTGTTCCTGCTGAGATAAGAACAGCATGACGGTATCCGTCATCAGTCACTGTCTTTAATAGCTCGTCCTCATCTTTACCAATAAAGATATCATATTGGTACTTGTCAATTCGGTGTAATAAAAAATCCGTTAAGTTAGCACACACTTCTCTGGCTTCGCCACTTTGGCACTTGTCCATAATATCCAATATACAAAAAGCAATAGTACTTTGCTTTTCGGTTCGGAACTTCATCACCATGTTAATTTCCTATCATAAATAGTTTCGTCTACAGTTATATATCTTTATTAAAATGTAGCTTAATTAAATTAGAAACAACTTGAAGGGACCAAACGAATGAACATAATTACTAGAGATGTGTTACATCCCGAGTTTGAAATAACAGCACTAAACAGAGACAAAGATGATAATATTATCACTGTCTACATGAGCAGACAAGAGCTCAATGAAAAGATCGATCTTGCCAAAACGTATTTAATAAAAGAATTTAATGTGAAGAAAGGTCAACGAGTAGTAATGTCAATGACATACTGGCCTAACTACCCAATATGGCTTTTTGCATGTTCAGAGCTTGGAATGAAATTTATCATTTCTGATTTTCCAAAAACAGCATTAGCAATGGAAAAGATGCCTCTGTATAAAACAGCTGACATTGTATTATGGGACATGATTTATCCACCGGGTTATGATCAGCCACAGTATTCAGATAGAAAATTAAATTGCAATGTTTTAGAAACTTATAATCCAGACGAGATTGTTTCGCCTGTGTGGTGTGAGCCTAGTGATAGCATAATGATAACAACAAGTTCTGGTACAACTGGTACGCCTAAACTAATCGAGCACGATCACGAATTCTTTTTTAAAATGATGAATTCAGATGCTGATTTGTATGGATTAAAAGAAGATGAAAAATGTTGGCATGATAAGAATTTACAGCATGGGGTGATCCTCGGCGTGTACTTTTTACCAATGGCTAACAGATGCAAATCACATTATCATTCGCCCATCGGTTGGGGCGGCGGCGAAAGAGAAGAAGCGTTACATAGAGCTACAGTTGAAAAAGTACAGTCTGAAAAAATTAATCGAATTGCAGTTTTCTTTGATGCTATGGAATGGTTTTCAGACCTTATAGATATTACTAAGAAACAACACGACAATATGAAAATACACTACATAGGGTCGTTAAAAGAAAAATACTTTAACAAGATAGCAGGAGAATTCGGTTATACGATAATTCCAACATTTGGCAGTCAAGAAGTTGGCGGGCCCGTTTTTTATTGCGAAATAAATCAATCTAACTATAAAAATTGGAACATTAGAACTTACGGAACTCCAACACCGTTTTACAAAGAAGTTACAACCGTCAATGACAAGCTATTAAGAATAACTGATTATAAGGGTAGAGAGCATTTTACTGGTGATAGATTCGATGTTGAAAACAATGTTTACACGTTCCTTGGTAGAGCAGACCTTTGTCGTATTAATGGTAAAACAGTCTACACATATTTCTTAAATTCAGTTGTAGAAGAAGTCACTGGTTTAGTACGTGAACAAAGTTTTGATATTGTATTTGATAGTGAAGAAGAGTGCTGGTATATCAGAACAGATCAAGAACTTGATCTTGAAGATTTAAACAAGAAAATGGAACCACATGTTGATCCTGACTACTACAGTATACGCAAACAAATTGTAGGACCAAGGAAGCAGTTTTTTATTGACGGTTGGAAGTTTAGTAATGCTATGGTTAGACTTGCTATTACTAACGGAATAGAAGCAATTCGTTAATTAAATCTTAGGGGTGTTGCTTAATTGATCAAGGAACACCTCTACATTTAATTTCCAAAAAGTCTGCAGATGCCCTCTGTATTCTTTTTCAAATGCTCTAGTAAGCACTCCTGTCTTTTCTAATGTAGGACCCCAAACTGTATGTACTAGTCTTTGTGTACCGACTTCGCTAGGGTGACTAGTAATATACATAGGTTCTTTAGCCCAAGCAATACAAGCGGGCATTAAGTATTGTGCTGTAACATGCTGATGTGTAGCAATTTGATTACGTGTTCGAAGTGTAGTTAATGGTAATAAATTAGACAGTACACAAGTCCTTGCACAAATACGATAACCTTCTTCTATGCTGTGTGCGCCTACACTGCCTATGGCGTTATTGTTGTAGTAAAGAATCCACACGCACCATTCACGCTCATTACGAAAGCAATCGATCATTGATTTCTGATTTGCGTTATTTACAAAACCCCTACGGTCTGCTTCAGCATAGAAGTTGGTTAAATCTAAATCCTCCGACCAAGGAACTATTTTATACATTCTTTTACACGCTCTATAAATTCTGCTGGATAGTTTGTACTAAAACTTGCCCAACATAGTTGATCCATAACTTCCCACGGTTGTGGTTTGTCCCATTTGATTCCTAGTGTATCTAAATGCTTACGCATTTCATCTTGTCTAGTTGTATAGATATGACTTTCAACATCTGCAATACTGATATTAGGTTCAGTATCACGATAGGTAAAAAAATAGTTAATACTTTTTAACTTGCCCTTGACAACAAAATAACTGCTAGGATGCATACTATATTTGTGCCAACCTAATTTTTTATGTGCCTTAATAATTTCAAGCATCTGTTCTTGCCAGTCTGGAACTACGCTATCGTAGTTTGCTATGTCACAACCTGCTTGTTCCCAAAAGTCAGGTCCGTCTATTTCAAGAAACAACTTACGACTTTCCAAATCAATTTTAGTAATTTTTGGAATCAAGTCTGGATAGATGTTACGCATCTGTGTTAAGTAGTTCACTTCACGTAGCCATTTTTCTTCCATTTTGGCAGGATCGACAACTTGGTTCTTGCCTTTGTGATATTCAGTATCATTGTGATACCATTGGCAAAACAGTTTCTTGTCTTCGGATATAAGACTAGTGTAAATTAAATTGTTGCGGCAAAGACCTTGCCCAGGTACGTTGTTGTAATAATATTCCATGGTATAGTAATTATCAATAAATATTTGCCACATGAATAATTCAGAAACTATTTCACTATGCAGGCATTGTTATCGTCACGTACCAGCTGAACGATTTGAAAAAGATGGTCGAATGATGCTAGGCAAAACTTGTCCAAAGCACGGATACCAAGAAGCTGTGTTAGACATTAGTTCAGAGTTTTACAACTCGCAACAATATCAAAAACGTAGACCAGGTTCATATTGGTTAGACATTACTAATCGTTGTAACTTAGACTGTCCACATTGCTATCAAATGCCCGACAATAACAGTAAGGATCCTAGTATAGATTATCTGTTAGCAGAAGTTATGTCGTGGCCAGACAATGGCTATCCTGTTAGTCTAGTTGGTGCTGAACCTACTGTACGCAAGGACTTAGCCGATTTAGTTTTGGCAATCCATGCATTGCCCATTAAACGCAGAAATGTTATAATAGTTACGAATGGTGTGTATTTGGCCAAGTGGGATTACGTTGCACGATTTAAAGACATACCTAATCTCAAATGGACCTTTGGACTTAACCATCCTGATTATAATGGCGGGCAAATTCGTACTAAACAAATGATAGGTTTAGAAAACTGCCTTAAGCTAGGATTAGATGTTAAGACACTAACTTACACATTAGCAAACTTAGAACAATTAACGGATGTCATGCATGAAGTACAAAAATTTGGTATCAATGCTAGAATACAATTAGGCGTTGAAATTGGCCGTGTACCAGAAGGTGACTTTGTAGAACTTTACTTGTCTGAGTTAGTTGCAGTTGCAGAAGAATTTTGTAAGAATAACGGGTGGTCATGGGATCCCGATTATGTAGGCGGTAACCGTACACACTATGCTGTTAGAATAAATGGTATTGAGCACAAATTTATCAAATGGTGTGATGTAGATACAATTGATTTAGAAGAAGTACAAAGCGAATCTTGGGCTAGCATTGTACCCGGAAAGCCAATGAGCCCATTGCTACATCAAGTTATATTACGAGATCAAGCAGTTAACAAAGGACAGATGTTGTTAGATACAGTACCTGAAAAATATAGACATGAATAAACTAGCAGATACAACGTCAGTATGTGAGCATTGTTATAGACACGTACCAGCAATCCGTTTTGAACGTGATGGCGCAGTATGGTTAGGAAAGACTTGCAAGTGGCACGGCTACAGCGAACACCTTGTAGAACCAAATGCTGAGTTTTATATCAATTACAAATATCCAAAGCCAGAGAACACAACCTACTGTTTAGACATTACTAATAAGTGTAATTTAAATTGCCCGCATTGTTATCAAATTCCAGATAACATGAGTAAGGATCCTTCAATAGAAAGCATTCTTGATATAATTAAATCTTGGGATGACGATGGCTACGCAGTTGCACTAATGGGTGCTGAACCTACAGTACGTAAAGATTTGCCAGAGTTGTGTAGAGCTATTCAATCATTGCCGGGCAAGCATAGAGCAATTATGATTTTAACTAATGGCGTCTATCTATCTGATTATGATTATGCTAAACAGTTTGCCAACATGCCTAAAGTATTGTGGACTATAGGTTTAAATCATCCGGACTATCAAGGACACACTGTTAGAAAAAAACAAATGGAAGGGATTGAGAATTGCCTGAAGCTAGGTATGAAAATTAAAAATGTTAGCTACACTTTGGAAACTGTTGCTCAACTTGAATATTGCCTAGAAGAAATACAAGAGTTTGGAGAGCGTATTTGCCAACAGTATAGGATTCGAGTTGGTACTGATATCGGAAGACATCCAGGCGAAGAAAAAATATATCTATCACAACTGGTAGATCGTGTAATAGAGATTTGCGATAAAAAAGGTTGGGAACACAAATACGATCCTAATTTTGGAATTAGAGTTCATTATCCGTTACGCATAAACGGAATACTTGTTAAAATAATTCAGTGGCCCGACGCTCGTACTATTGACTTAGAAGAGGATCAAACAGAATCATGGGCAGATATGATACCAGGAAAACCTGTAAGTCCACTAGTGCATCAAGTTATACTTCGTGATGGTTCAGTAAATAAAAACTTACCACTATACGATACTATACCTGAAAAGTATCAAAGGAAATATGATGCACGAACTATCTAAAATGAAATTTATTGGAAACTATTCATCTTGGATCAAAGAACAAAAGATAATAGAAAATATAACAAGCCTTCAATGGGAGAAGTTTTCGTTAGCATCAGGATTAGATACAGTGTCCGGGCATCCTGTACTAGAAAAAATTAGAGAATTAGCATACCCTTGGTACTCAAACGATCAGGCATTCTTTCACACGCTCGGGCCAGATTCTCAAGAGATAGCAAATTTTAAATTTGATTTGCCAGACTTGCCGGCGACTCGTACAAATACAAATTGGTGGTTTGTGAAATTACTGCCAGGTGAATATCAGTGTATGCACTTAGATGCACATACCGTAGATGTTAAAAATCTTGTAAGGTACACTATATTCTTACAAGATTGGGAGCCCGGACATATATTTGTGTTAGATGATGAATACATTTCTAACTATAAAGCAGGTGATATGTACGAATGGAGTGATCCGTTATCATTACATGCGCCTGCTAACATAGGATACAATCCAAGATATACATTTCAAATTACATTAAACGATTAAAATATGATACACGGCATAAACAACAAACATTACTTTGATATGTCTCCATACTTAGACATGAATCAATTTGATCAATTACAACCTGAGATACTTACAGGATTTGCTCTAGCACGAGAGTTTGCCAAAGAAGGCACATGGATGAAACCAGGTTTTACATTCGACGACATGAGCTATAAACTTAGTTGGAAACCTATCTATCAGTCTATGGACGAGTTTATGGAACTGCCTAAAGACGATCCAATATATCAAGCAGGCATAAAATTAATGCCAACAGATTTTAAAAATTTCCAACAGCGCAATATCTTTACACGTTTTTTAAAAATGGCTATGGGTTCATACGATCCATACATTTACTATTACTTGTGGGAAGAGGGTTCGTGGGATGATCGTACTGCTCCACGTAAGTTAACACCCGAAGCCAAATACTTTCCAGGAACAGTTAAATGGGTAGAAAGCCTAGTAGGTACTGTATTTGAAGACATCGGCCGTGTTATATTCTTCCACTGTGAAGCAGATGGTATCCCGTTTGAACACAGAGACTTAGATGCTAAGAATGGTGTTAATGTAGTTAAACCGCATCGCAACGAATTTATACACGTTCGCCCCAACACAAAGAAAGCTATGTACCTATGGGATCCAGAAACAAAAGACAAGACGTATCTTAACACTAGAGCCGCATGGTGGAATGATGTTGACTGGCACGGTGGCGAACGTATTATGGAGCAAAGCTATAGTTTGAGAATTGATGGCAAGTTTACAGAAGAATTTCGTAAACAGCTAGGCATTGATCATTTAGAGAGCTATTAATGAAATATATTGACAATTTTAAATCCTGGATTGAAGAACAGGGTATTATAGAACATCTAAAAGCGTCCCAAGGTGATCGCACTCCTGTTTGGCAGCCAGATCGATGGAAAGGTAATCCTATCCTAGAAAAATTTACAGAGATGGCTCGTCCAGGTTATTCTAGTAACAAACATTTCTTTCATCAGATGAATCCTAAGTCTAAAGAAATGCAGGATTTTAAATTTACATTACCAGCGGTGCCCGAGCACCGTTCTAATATTAATTGGTGGTTTGTAATGTTGTATCCAGGAGAGTTTCAGGCTATGCACATTGATCCTCAACTAACTGAAGTTAGTAATCCTGTGCGCTATACAATGTTCTTACAAGATTGGGAGCCTGGACATATATTTGTATGGGATGACAAATACATATCTAATTACAAGGCAGGAGACATGTATGAGTGGAGTGATCCTATGACTATACACGGTCCTGCTAACGTAGGCTATAATGTAAGATACACACTACAAATAACAATGTACGATTGATATGCTGACTGAGCACTTGCTAAATTTTTTAAAAGGAAAAAGTCCAGCATTGGTTAGTACTCCTTTAGATATGTTACAGTTTAGTTGCCTTCAGTATGCTGTTAACAATGAACACTTTGACGAATATAGTAGCTTTGGTTGGATCAAATATTTGTCAGAAGAGGAACGAACTAAATCGCAATCAAGCGGTCAAGAATCGTTTAGCTATTATATAAACGACATAGGGTTTAGAGGAAATTACCCTGCTACTGATGAAAAAGAACTGTTAGCATTTCTTGGATGTAGCATAACCTTTGGACAAGGGTTGCCTGAGCATGACATTTATGCTGATTTGATTTCTAAGCATCAAGACACAAAATATTTAAATTTAGGAATCCCAGGTGCAGGATGTCACCGGATAGCATTAACTCTTTCAGCCGCATCAAAGATATGGGATATAAAAACAGCAGTAATAAACTTGCCACCGTTTACAAGATTTCACTACAGTGATAAAACTAATCATCTACAATCAATATTATTAGCCTACAGCACAACACAGCAGGAACTAGAATCAGTTAGGGTTGATATAGTAAAAGACTTTAGTGATCAGTTTTTATTATCACAAACTGTTGATTCTATTCAATGGATTATTGATATTGCTAAATCAAAAGACATTAATTTAGTATTAAGCTCTTGGGACGATGATATGATTCAAATAGTCAAAGCCGCATTTAACATTGACATACTTAAATTTAATACTATTGATAGAGCTAGGGATGGACACCCGGGAGTACTGTCACACAAACAGTTTGCTAACGATGTAATCAATATCCTAGCAAATGGAACATATATTTGTTAGCAAGACTGCCATTAATGCCGTTGTGCCATTCTCTGTAGTTTTTCCAAACTAGCACAGCACCTTGTTCCATGTTGTAGTAATAGGTGTCCCCCATTATGAATAGTTGCCCTGGACTGGGCTCACTCATAAACACAGAGAATCTTTTTATTTTACCTAGTTTTAAATACTCTTGTTCATTGTCATCAATGTCATAATGATGTCCAGTCATGTATCCAGGTTCTACACAACTGATCCAACTGCGCAACGGCTTTACATAAAATTGTTCAGCTAGCTTTGATTCAATATCCTTAGTATCATAGTAGTTGGTCCACTTGACGCTATCAGTATTGAAGTTGCTGTCTTTCCATAGCTTGAGTATTTCTGCGTACTCAGGATTACTCATATTCCATCGAGCAGGATCAACAGTAACAACTCGCCCGTCTTTGAGATTAGCTATTACTGAATTCCAATCAATCATTGTAAACTTCTTCAAATATTTCAGCAAATACAGTATTGCCCCATGATCGTTCTTTTAAATGTTTTGTAATTGTAATTTCAAAGAACTTTTTAAAATCAATAAAACCTTTTTCATCTGTAGATTGATCAAAACGATACGCACCGTCTTTACCAATAATGCCTTCTATTATTTTTCTTTCTATAAAACGTTCTTCGTAAGGAATAACAGCATAGTTGTCTATAGTTTTTAACTGACCATCTTTTGACATAAAGAAACAATTTGGATACAAAGATACTTTCCAAAAATTATTTGCTTTTGTTGCAATAAAGAAATCCTTCATTTGTTCTTTCCAATTAGGAACTTCTTCATCTAGGCTTCTTCCTGGAGTAAACAATACTTGTGATAGTGTTTCGTTATTCCACTCCATAAAAATTTTTCTATTTTCAAAGTCTACATCATATAGTTCCGGTGTAGTCTTAAGATGCGACAACTGTTTTAAAAACTTAACATCTCTATGAAAGAACCAGTCTACTAACTCTTCTGGTACTAGTATTGTTTCGTCCGGTCTGTAAGCTGGATCAATACAGTAGTGGGCACACATTACTGTTCGTTCTGGATTAACCCTAGGTGTGTATAACAAGTTTGAAGGATAAGGTGTCCCAGTTGGATTTAATTTGTGATAGTAATCCCATGTGCTTGTATCTGTCATTGTGTATTCCAATTTAATTTTTTATCAATGTAAGATTGAACTTGATCCTTAAACTTTTGATCGGCTGTATCTACATCTGATAGTTTGTAATTATATATTTCTTCATAGGAGTTTGTTTCGTAGAAAGCGAATAGCCTATCAGATAAGAATGGATTACACCCACGCAGTCCTTTGAATCCATTATCGCTATAAAACTCTTGCACCAATGTTTCAGCTTGATACCAATCCATAGTGTTATGACTCCAAATAACAATGTCGTTTCTAGTACTGCCCACGCCACCGCCTCTTGGGGTAGTAGATTTGAATACAACATTGCCCCTGCTGTCTTTAGTAACTTCGTACCCTGGATTTTGTCTAGCCTCTAACTTAACTAACCCATTGCTTACAAGTTCCTTAGTAAATCGACTTTGATTAGTTAATGACTCATCATAATCGGGTACTTCTAAAATATGTGCGCTGGCACTTTGTCTAGTCCAATTAGTATTAAGCCATTCTAAAGATGTATTCCAAGACTCAACACTTTCTCCAGGGATACCACATATCATTTGTATGTTAGCTCTGTATCGATTAGGCGCATGAATATCAGTATACTCTTGAAACTCTACCAGTCCTTGTTGTAGCTTATCAGGATCCATGCCCTTACGTACAAGTTTGCCTGCGGCATGATTAAATGTTTCAATGCCCATTGAGTGTCCAAGGAATCCTAATCTAATATAAGTGTCCCAATGCTCACGATGTTTTACTACTAAATCGCCACGAGCAAATCCGCATATCCAAGGATTGTATCCTAGTTCATCTACAGCTTCAGCATACTTTTGTAGTTTCTCAGGACGATCATTAAATGTTTCGTCCATTACACGCCAATTCTTAATGCCCCACTTTTCGTAGCCTGTTTGCATTTGCAGTTTAAATTGTTCTTTGCTAACACTAACATCTTTGGCTTGTCCTATGATAGGAAAGTTACAATAGCTACAACTAAACATACAACCACGTGCTGTTTCAATCTGTGGGCACTCCCAAGGCATCATAAAGTCACGTGCTTCATAGTCCACTAGATAACTATCTAATGGTGCTGAAGGATAATGATGAAGCCCACGAATAACTTTCTTTGATCCAAAAAACGCAGGGTCAGTCATTAATGGAGCACCTAGCGTTCCAATAAGATGTTGGCACAATGCTAGTACAGCATTTTCTCCATAACTATCAACCCAATAGTCTACACCATTAGCAGGAGTAGTTAATGAATTGTTACCACCAACTACAACTGGTATGCTTGGATATTCTTTCTTTAGCCAAGCAATGAATTCATTTAGGTATGGGCTCCATGGATTTAGGAAAGCAGTACCAAAACAAAACATAACTGTCTTGCCAGTAGTGCGTGAACGCACAAACTCTTGTAATTCTTCTAGTTGCCAAAATGCTGTAAAGTCTACAACTTCTGCATCCCAGTCATTCATACGTAGAAAGGTAGCTACACGGTGAGTCCACAATATGCGTTCCCAGCGTTTACCTGTTAGGCTAAAGAATAGTGCGTGGGTCATAGGATCTTAAACTCGTCTGGCAAAATATGTTTTAAAGAATCTAACTTATCTTGTTCTATAGTAAATTTTACAAAAGGTGACGAGTATGCAAAGTTAGTTATGTATCCGTGCTTGTTTGCTTCGTTGAGCCAAATACTAATTGTGTTGTCAAACAAGTATCTAGCATGGTCTGCGTTTGTCATTGTTGTAGTTAATGCCACTTCAATAGGGTTAACTAACTTATTCTTTTTTAATAATTTTCTAATAACCAATTGCACTCTAGCACGACGACCAAAATTAGCGGCAGTATGCAGAAAGCCCGCATCCATATCATACCATATGCCGTCTTGATTCAACTTGTGCATCTGCTCGCGCATTAAATCAATTAGGAAACTTTCATCTCCTAAAATGTTTAAATGATATCTGTCATCAATGTCTGCATGAGCTGTATAACTTTGTCCTGGATCCAAAATAATTATTCTCGCTTCACCTTTAACAACAGGCAATGAGTTATAAAGCGTTTCCCAAATGGTTCCTTTGTACTCTTCTTTTAACTCCCAAGGGTCATAAAAGAAATTGCCTGTGGGTTGATTAATAGTAGTTTTCATACCTGCTTTAGGTAATTGGCTACACGCCTCTTGAAATAATTTTGGATCTGTTGTATAATTGGTAGGTATAAGCATGAAATATTTATATGCTACTATAATGACGTAAATAAAACATGAAGATTAAGATTGCTCCAGAATACGATCCAAAATATTTAGAAATAGAAAGACCACAACCATTAGTGGATAATCGTATTGAACTATTAATTCAAGATGTAATGTCTGGTAAACTAGATAAGGACATTACTGATAAGGTTTATACTAACTTTAAAAAAGAAATGACCGATTGGTTGTTTCAAAGCACACACAATAAGTTAACTGGGTTTGATGATTTTAGTCGTGTAGATATTATTAATGGATGCACCCAATTTATTGATACTGTCTACATGAAAGGTCCAGTACAAACATTAAAAGGTGACTATAGGTATCACAGTAGATTAGATCCAAATTTAGTCTACAGCGTTCCTGGATACTTGCGTAAAGATTTACCATTAATCATTGCTATGCCATTTCCTAGTACAGGAGATGTACACATAGAGATGAAGGAGATATTAGATGAAGCGAGAGACAAAGGTATTAGTGTACATGTGGATGGCGCTTGGCTTACTTGCTGCCGCGGAATTGACTTTGATGTATCTCATAGCGCAATCCGGTCTGTAGGTATTAGCTTGAGCAAAGGGTTAGGATTAGGGTGGAATAGGATTGGCTTACGTTGGACTAGAGAGTCCTCAGCAGATGCTATTACTATTATGAATGATTTTAATATGAATCTTCGTGCGCCTGCTATGATAGGATTACATTTTCTTCGCAACCTACCAACAGACTATCTTTGGAATACACACGGTGATAGGTATTACAAAATTTGTAAAGATTTTAATTTAACTCCAACTAAAAGCATCTACCTAGCATTGCGTGATAACCAACCTGTAGGTGTAAGCCCGTTAATAAGGTATTTAGAAAATGCCTAGATTAATAACGTTCGGTGATAGTTTTACATTTGGACACGGATTAGAAGATTGTTGGATTCCAGATAAAGGATGGCACGGACCTACTGCTAGTAAATTAGCCTGGCCACAAGTGCTAGGCAATATGTTAGGGCTTGAAGTTGTTAATAAATCAACTCCGGGATTTAGCAACATACAAATTTTGAGAGAGATTATAAGTTTTGATGCATTGCCAACTGATACTGTAATTGTTGGATGGACTTACAGTTTAAGAGATTGTATCTTTAGTAAAAATATGCTCGGTGTTGAATCTGCACTTCGACTAAGTGTGTGGCACAAGGATACAAAGTTTATTAAAAAATATTTCGATGTACACAATGATTACGACATGGCTGTTAGGATGGGGTTGTATATGCACCATGCAGAATCCTATTTAAAAATTAAAGGGGTAAAGCAACATCATTTTTGTGCATATCATGGATGGTATGAAGTGATGCCTCATTTTACTCAGCCGTTAGAAAATTTTATTCCAAACGAAATAATACAACACAAGTTAGACATGGCATTAGATAACAGCCACCCTGGACCGATATCACATCGTCAGGCGGCTGAACGATTACATAAGATAATAAATGAACCAAAGTGAAACATTTTGTATGCACCCTTTTACAGGGCTAGCAACTAGAGAAGACGGAGCCATTTGTGCCTGCTGTCGTAGCCATCCTGTTGGTTTTATACAACAGAATTCCTTAGAAGAAATTTGGAATAATGACACTATGAAACGTATACGTAAGTCAGTACTTACTAACATACGTCCACCGGAGTGCGAGCCCTGCTTTAGCCTAGAAGATCAGGGCGTCGAATCCTTGCGAAAACGTCATATAAGCGGTGCAATACCCGAAGCACGTATCAAACTATACCCTAATGCGTTAGACGCTTTAAAAGACGATTACAGCATGCCGTTTGAGATTCCTACAATGGAACTAAAATTAAACAATTTGTGTAACCTTAAGTGCCGTATGTGTCACCCAATGGACTCAACTAGTTGGAATGATTGGAGTGTAGTAAAAAAGTATTACAAACAAGAAAACAACATCATGTATGCTATTGTTGAAGAACATGATTTGGAAAACAAGCCACATTTGGACAAGTTCCAGGACAGTCCGGAATGGTGGGCTAGTTTAGAAAAGTTGCTTCCGCACTTCCGCCGTGTTGAGTTTGCCGGTGGTGAACCATTGATGGATCCACAGCACTATCGTATTTTAGATATGCTTGCACCTTACGGACACCAGATTGAAATTAAGTATGCTACTAATCTAAGTATGCTAGGTAAGAGCAATCGTACTGTATGGCAATACTGGCCCAAGTTTAAATCAGTAGCAGTTAATGTAAGCATAGATGGTATTGGTGATAGCTATGAATATGTTCGTGGCAATGCGTCGTGGACTGAGTTAGTTAATAATATTAAACAAATACAAACTATTCCAAACATCAGTCGTATAGTTGGTGCGGTTACTGTACAAGTTAGTAATGTACTTGTGCTTGATAAGATGATTGAATACTTCCTAGACGACTTAGGCATTGTGTTCCATACACATCGTGTCGAGTACCCTAAAGTATTATCCGCACAGGTCCTCCCTCGTGAGTTACAAGTGTTAGCCATAACAAAACTTCGTGCTGTTGAACAACGATTAGAAGAATTTAAAATGGTTAAACAGCACCCCCAGTTGTTAGCATACACTCGAGGACAGATACAAGATAACATTAACTATCTAATGGCTCGTGATCAAAGCGACAAGTGGCAAGACTGTGTAGCATTTAATCAAGCACTAGACACTACTCGTAATCAAAGTTTCACAGATGTGACACCGGAGTTTAAATTGTATGTTTGAACTAACATTAACTAACGGTGTTGAGGATTTGGTATTGACTTTTAAGTTAAGAAATACCAATATTGCCAACAAGTGGTTTAACGAATTGTCTAAAGATTATGCCCTGTACGAAACTAATAGATTTAGCAACTGGGGTCCGCATGATTTTGTCAATCAGCTTAATCAACAAATTGATATCATAAATGCTTATCAGCCTATTATAGATAAACGTGTTACAGCATCATCTACACAACAAGAACTAAACTATCTGCACAGGTTCTTCGAAGACTTGCGAGGAGAAGTATCTATTGGAACTGTTTGGTTTAATACTGCACCCATAGATGTAAAAATTGCTGTAGAAAAATTTAACATACTAATACATCAACTTGAGTCGTCGATTAGAACAGGACAAAAACATCCTACAGTAGTTGTAACATTTAAAGATAATCTTAGATTAGCATTATCAGAAAGTGACATGCGACAGTTTACTTACAAATGGAAACAAGGTACTGTGTATATAAACTATTGTCAAGTAGGCAAGACAGTGTTAGATGTGTTTAAAGATAAAGATACACTATCAGAAGCAGTACGTCCACAAACTCATTACAGCGCAGACTTTATGGTTAAGTTTGGCCCAAGCACTAATTGGTTAGCGTATGCGGCTCGTTCCTTTATAATTAAGTTGTGGTTATTAAAAAGAAACTTTAAATTTAAAAATTTAAATATAGGAATGATTCCAGTTGCAGATTTAGTTACGCCAATAGATAAATCTACACTATTAAAATTTAACGAGGTTAAAAAAGTAACATGTTTAAAGTAGCCAGTCGATACCCGACACATACAGGTACTATTAAGATTGAATGGAACTTAGGCAAGCGTTGTAACTTTGATTGTAGTTACTGCCCTAGTAGCATACACGATAATTCTAGCCCGCACACTGACATAGAAAAATTAAAGGCATGTGTTGACAAACTTGTTACACTAGGCAAACCTATACGTTTGAGTTTCACAGGTGGCGAGCCAACTGTGCATCCTAAGTTTAAAGAGCTTGTTACATACTGTAAGCATGTTGGCATCACATGGATTAGTGTAACAACTAACGGAACACTACCACATGAATTCTATTCTAGTTTGCCCGTGGATCAATTTGTGTTTAGTGTACATATGGAGTACGACGTTAGACGTGTGTTAGATACTATTGTTAATACTAAAGAACTGTTCAGTGGAAAGATATTAGTACACGTGATGGCACATCAGGATCACATGAAACGTACTAGATATATTGCAGAAGCGTTAAGAGCAAGTAATGTACCTCATGCCGTTCGTAGAGTTCGTTGGACACAAGGTGATCACGACTTGTTTGATGACATGCGATATAATGCAGAAGACTTAGCTTGGGTCAAAGAGTATGAAGCAACAGTAGAAGCAAATTGTGTTATTGATGATGATCCTAAACAAATGTATCATGCCAACGACATAATTAAACTGCACATGAACAAATACAAAGACTGGTCATGCAACGCAGGTATAGAAAGCCTAATGATAAATTGGGACGGAGATGTACACAGAGCGACTTGTAGAGTCGGTGGTAGTCTTGGCAACATATATGAAGGAAGCTTCGTTGCTCCTAGCGAACCCGTAACTTGTGACCGTAATTTCTGTACCTGCGCCGCTGATATACCGTTAACTAAGTTTAAACTTTGATTGGTGCGTTTCGCAACTACATAAGCAATTCTTAATAGAACAGATACTAGATTTAAATTCAGGATTAAATTTTTCTACAAAGTTTTCATCTAGTATGTTAAACGAGTAGTCTAACCCGTAGATAGTTTGTTGGCATGATCCTTGTATTTCTCCTGTCCAACTGATATAAACATTGTCTAGTCCTATATCGCAACTCCAACCTTCAAAGTTAGTCCAGTTATTGTTAATGTAAGTGTTAGACTTTGCTCGTACAGTTTTGCCGTTATCAAGTGTTGCTACACTTTCGTATAGACGCATTTGCCCTTCAAATATTAATTTTCTGTTTTTCCAAATCCAAAGAAGATTAGGTATACGCTTTAAAGGGTTTTTTAAGAAACGTTTTTGCTCAGGTGTTATTTGTATATCATCAGCATTGACAACTTTGATGTTACCAATCTTAGCAACTTCAGGTTCGATAACTTCGCAAGTTATAATAAACCAATTGTACTTGCTGTTCTTTTTCATATAGTCAATAACGTCTAATCCTTCTTGCCAATGCTTGCGATCCATTAGAACTTTAACAGTTACTTTTTTGTTGTATTCAAATAATGTATCTGCTACAGCAATCATGTGATCCGGATCAGCTTGGGAGATGTGGTATGACAAATGAGCGTTATCAATTAAGTGTCCGTATTCTTTCCACCAGCGTAGTGTGCGTGACCCATTGCTGATTAAACTTAAATAGATGTCGTTTTCTTTTTTAATTTCTTCTATGAATAGCGCAAGGTCTCTCCATAGTGTAGGCTCTCCACCTGCTAGGCTAAGATGTATTTTAGTCTTGCCTAGTTTTTGTTTGTAAGTTGCTATAAAGTGATTAAAGTTTTTAACTACTAAATCTAAATTCTTTGGAGAAAGATAGTCGCCCGCATTGTTATCGGGCCAGCAGTATTCACATTTGTAATTACAAACATTATTAGGATTCCATCTTATTGCTAAGATGTTGGGTTTCTGCGTTGATACAATCTTAATAGGTATCATAGTAAGTGTGCCAACTCTGGAAATGTTGTTTTAAAATCTGTACTGCGTTGGGTATCCATTGTAGTAATGTAATCCTTAAAGTCTGGTAATAAATTAGTGTGGTCCTCTTTGTCCATCCAATCTAAGATGCCTTCCCAACGTTTCCATCCGTACGGATTAACTTCCCAGAACTCCTTGTCCTGTGTGTAATTTTTCCATAACCATTCTTGCAGTTCTGCAAATAATTGACGTACTTCTTGTTTATCTTCTTTAGGCAGTACACGTAGACTTAGCCATGTAGGTATCCATAGTAAGTGTACACCTACTAATCCACCACCCATAATTTGTCCAGCGGCATTTTTATCAAAGTTAACTTTCTTAAAGTTCATACGCACTTTCCATTTAATAAAATCTGGAACGTGTTTGATGTTTAAGATTTGTACAGCCATAGCAATGTTAGTTTGTATGTTGTCTGGAGCATTGTCTAGTTTAATTAGATTCTCCTCTACAACTTTCCAATCTAATGGATAACGTATGTACTCGCCACGTGGACCAATACCGTCTAGGCTAACACCTACTTTAACTTTACGGAACTGGCTCCATATTTCAATAATTTCATCATTGACTAATATGCCATTAGTGTTGTAGCGTAGACTAATCTGTCCAGCATACCCACGCTTGATAATTTCTAGCAGGAATACTTTATGCTCTTTGATTAGTAATGGCTCACCACCTGCAAAGTATAATTGTTTGATATTAGGAATTTGATCGTAAACTTCTTTCCAGAACTCTGGGTTCTCATGCCACTTGTTATTAAAATCAGTTGCTTCCCAGCTCATTTGTTTTTTGATTAATGGGCTAGTGAATATAGGAAACACTTTTTTATGTTCTGGCACCCACATACTTGAATCATGCGGACTACACATGATACATTTTAAATTACAAGTATGCCCTAATCGTAAGTCTAAGTATTGTAATTTGTAAGGAACTGATCCGTCTAATTCTGTTTCAGCAATTAGTTCTTTAATATCAATCTTTTCATTTAAGTACCAAGTACCAGTTTCCCAAATACGTTTACTAGCGATACCTTCTGCTTCTTCTTCATAACACTTAACACAACTGGCAGGTACTTCTCCTGCTAGCATAGTTTTACGCACTGACTTCATATAGTCATTGTTAAATGCTTGTGTAGGCAAGTCATGTGAAAAGTTAGCTGGCTTACCGTCTTCCATTTTAACTAAGCCAACAGTATAGTCGCCAGTGTCAGCACCTGATGCATTTGCAACACAGCATATACGCATATCGCCGTTTGGGCGAGTTGCCAGATGTATCCAAGGTAATACACAAAAACTAGGACTGCCAGACACTTCAGTAATTTGTCTTTGCCAATTACCTAACTGTGTCTCTTCTGGTTGTATCCAAAATACTTTATTCATTGTTTATCATCTTAATTTTTTGATCATCTATACTTATGTAAGGACTATGAGGGCCACACATTATTATACAAGTTGAACTAGATTTGTCTTTCCATTTTTGTTGCCACATTGTTTGCCATTGTTCAGTGTTGACAATGTTTTGCAATCCTAATTCTAATACATTAAATCTTGGAAACCCTAAGACTTGTTCTTGAACCTTTGCACCTTCTTCAACTATAGAATCTTTTTGAAACAAGTTATATGATTTATATAAATCTACATCATAGTTTGTATAAAGGAATGCTCCAATCATACAGCAAGGGCTTAGTTGATAATGTGCATCTATATACAAATCTTTATTTGCAATCGCCATACAGTTAATCTTATCTGCATCAGGCCAATTTTGGTGTCCTGCTACATCTGATTTACTTACAAACTTAATAACGCTATCAGATGTTTGCTCAATATTGTATAAAAATTTTCCAGTGCTATCAACTACAGGAAAGGGTTTTGCAAAACGTTTGCTATTTTTTACTGTAAATTTTTTAAACCCTAAACTGTTAGATAAAAATTCTACTTGACTAACTTGATGTTCGTTATGTTTGAATCTAATGAATACCCATTCAGCCGATCCACCTTCGTCAATAAATGTTTTAGCGTTCTTTATAATTAAATTATAGTTAGTACCAATTCGATAAAGACTGTGTGTATCTTCTAGTCCGTCTAATGCAAATGCTACAATATGATTCTCGGGCAATGCGTGATATAAACTTTTCCACCATGCTGTAGATTTTAAACTTCCATTAGTGTGTATAACAACTTTAATGTTTGGCGCATTAACTTTAACATACTCGCACATACTAACAAGATCGCTGTTCATTAATGGGTCACCGAAGTTACCGCAAAAATCAATTAGTTCAAGTTGTGCTAAGATATCTGTAGTAAATATTTTTTTAAAATCATCTAACGACCATTCATTAATAGGTAATAATGGATTTTCTATACCACCGTGTATATTACGTGGGCACATAGGGCATGAAGCTTGACACCTATTGCTAATCTCTATTTGTATACTTTTAAGTTCATTAAATTTAAGCATATTTTGAACCTATTATCATATAACGATTATACAACGGTAATTGCAATTCGTCAGCATACAAAACCTTAAGTTGGCTTTGTTCTTTGAATTCTTCTAAGCTATTAGCAATTCTAATATGTTCTGGTATGTTATAGTTGTTACTTTGTAGAACAATTAAACTATTTTGCGGATGTCCACTTAGCCATAAGTCGTATTGATCTTGTGTAATATGTTCACAACTGGTATTGATAATAACGTCAGCGTCACTGCGAATAGTACACATGTCTGATGTTACAGCACGAAACTTACCTGCAATCTCTTCACCTTTGTTCATCATAGTTGCAATGTCTTCGCAGGTATGATCAATATCAATACTTCGAATATGCTTAACAGGAATAGAACTTTGAAATAACATACTGGCTAGTACACCAACCCAGCCGCCGTGTATGTCAATTGAGTATGGACCATCAGGGCAATGCATAGCTAATGATGTAATTAACCACTCTTTGCTTTTTAGTTGTCCACTCCAAAAGGCATCCATAGTTCGCATAGGATTTTCACTATTGCGGATGGCCTGCATCCAATAGTGCAGATGTTCAGTATCAATTAACAAACTGTTCTCCTAGTTTATCAAACTTGCCGCATTGGCGTGAACATTCTAACAAAGGCTTGTGTGCCCAAGTATCTTCAATTTGTTTAAAGTGTCCTGAAGAGAATATATTTTCTAACGAGTCCTTGTGCAAGTTAGGAAATATCCCAACAGCATCCATATAGTCTACTCGACTTGATTGATTAGGTAATTGCCAACTAAAGTCTAACCAACAGCAAGGGTTTACAGTACCGTCTGCGGCAATGTACATTTGTTTATGTTGCACAGCCTTACAGTTAATCTTAGTAGAATTTATATTATCTTTAACTTTATTAACTATGGCTTTGCTAGTTTCTGTAGGATACAGTATGTGCGTAGTTCTTCCCGCATCATCTAACACATGAAGTTTATCTTCTACAAATCTTGAAGTATGTTTAACTTGAAAATTTTTAAATTTCATTTCTGTTGCTATAGCACGACACTCTTCAATTTGATGTTCGTTATGTTTGAACACTAACATGTGCCATTCAGCTTCACCACCTGCTTGTATAAATGCCCAAGCGTTTTTTATAATCTTATGCCAATCTGTGCTTACACGATATAGCTTATGTGTATCTTCTAAACCATCGATACCAAATGTAACTTTAACTCCGCACTCGGCTAGTGCCTTCCACCAATCAACATTTCTAGCACTGCCATTGGTATGCATGGTCAGTTGCATGTTAGGATTTGTTTCTCTAAGGTACTGAAATATTTCTAAACAATCTTCTGCAATAATAGGATCGCCTAAATTACCGCACATAAACAATTTATTAAGTTGTTGTATAAATTCTGGTTTGAACCAAGTCTTGAATGTTACTAAATCTATCTCAGTTGGATCGAACAAAGGATTCATAGGACCGCCGTTGAGGCGCCTTGGGCACATAGGACAACGTGCTTGACACTTGCTAGTTAGTTCTAAATGAATATCTCTTATATCTTCTATTTTATACATTTTGGTATTTTGCTATCAGCCGAACTAACGCACCTAGCAGTTATACATTTTTGTGGGGCGGAAAACAAAGTAAATTTTTCTATCGTCCCCAACGGTGCTTCGTGACAGCTATATGCACGTTTGACTTCATTACCTCTTATTATAACACTCTGATATCCTGCATTACAAGTCCAATTGGTAAATGAGTTAAACCCCAATGCGTTAAATCTTTCTGCTTGATCTACATAATAATCTTTGTCGCCATCTGTTAGTCTAATTTGATATCCCTCTTGTTGCTCAAAGTCATTTTGCATTATAGCAATCATTTCAGGAGTATAGCCATCTACTATAGCTGTAGCACTATCATTACTTTGCGGCTTGAGCGTTACATTGATTCCACGAGCACGTAGTCGTTCACAGCGTTCTAGGGTTTCAAAAAACTTTTCTGGAACCATAACTTGGTTAACTGTTACGTGTACACTTTCGTACATTAACTGTAAGCACTTGTCGCCAAACTCTTGCTCCTTGGCAAACTCTGCATGAAAGCTGGCTGTAATGCTTTTACGTTGTAAGGGCAACGTAATGTTACACCAATTGTTCCACCATTTAGATCCAGGACTCAAATTAGTTGTCATGTGGATGCTTTGGTACGGACTTTCTGTTTCGTCTAAATATTTTATTAGTTCGGGCAGTTGTTTGTAAGCAGTTGGCTCACCTCCGCTGAAACTCCAGTGGAATTGGGTAAATCCGTTTTGGCGAGCTTGCCGTTTAATTTCGTCTATTGCTCGAATGTACACTTCAAATGGCTGGTAGTCCATTTTGTCACTACGAGCATAAGGCCAGCAGTAGCTACAGTTATAGTTACAAAAGCGTCCCAATATCCAACTTACGTTAAATAAAGGACGATCTAGCATTGTTTGTTGTCCAAACGAAACAACATTTTGGAATGGTATAGTGTTAAAGTTCATTGACATTATTTACACACGGTGTTACAATAGTTACGTGGACGTGAGTGTAACTGGTAAACCTCCTCCTAGTAAGCGAAAGCCGAACGGAGGGAACGGGGCTTGGTCTTAGACTGCCTTTGGAAGTTCGAATCTTCCCGTCCACACCATTTATTAACTTAGGCAAAAAGAGGCAAAGATGAAGAAGATATTTTTTATGTTACTGTTAGTTACGTCTGTTGTTCATGCGGAGTATCACGATGAGCCATTTAAATCATTTGATGCAACCAAAAGGATAGCTAATAAATCTACTATCACTTGGCGCACAGCAGATGATGTTGACAAAGCCTGTAATGCCGAAAGTAATCGTAGAGGATTAGGCGGATTTGGTGACACAAGTATGTATGCTTGCTCATTTCATGATCAAGTAGGCGATACTACTATTTGTACAATTATTACAGGTACTACATCTAACCTAGCAGTTGTTGGACATGAAATGCGTCATTGCTTTCAAGGAAGCTGGCACAGTTATTAATATGCGAGATTTAGAACAAGACATTTTGCAGGATGCTGAGATCCTAAATAAAATTAGGACTCGTGATGACTATGCTCAAAATGTCTACGCGGCATTTTGTAATATGCGTTGGTGCCCCAGAGAAACTTTTCCTGCACTAAGACAAGACCCCAACAAGGACCTTTGGAGTTGTAGTTGGCGTAGTGCTGGCGGGTTAGTTGCCGATTGGCAGGGCAAGGGCGGAGACTACATGGATTGGTACTGTTCTGGCATTAGAGGCGGTTTGAGTTTTGACGGTAAAGAGGATGACGATTACTTTACCAAAAACGGATATGTTTCAGAAGGTGTTATTACTGGTGAAGTACTAGCCGACTTTAACCGTTTGGGCTGGTTTCCTGTTCCTTGGGAAGATGATTAATTAAAGGTGTAAATACTAGCATGACAAAATGGACAGTAACAGTTGAAGAAGCAGATGACGGTAGCGGAGACGTAGTACTGCCATTGCCACAAGAACTGTTAGACTTACAAGGATGGAAAGAAGGAGATACACTCGAATGGACAGATAACGGTGACGGCACCTGGTCCATATCGAAAGCAAAAAATGGCTAAAGACGATATACTAGAATTAACAGGCACAGTAGACGAAGTATTACCGGGTAACATGTTTAGAGTTAAGGTTGAAAATATGCCTAACTTGCTACTATGTTATATGGGTGGTAAATTGAAACAAAACAAGATACGCATTATCCTAGGTGATAGTGTTAGGTTAGAAGTCAGTCCTTATGATCTAACCAAAGGTAGAGTAACTTATAGGTTGTAACATATGAACATAATTCTCGAACGTATTAATAATGTCTGTAAGGAAGTTCGAGAAAAGTGCGAAAAGCCTACATCATTTAAAAAAATCATACTGCAAACACGCAGATCATTTAAACGTCACAATTTTGACATATCAATAAAAACCAAAAGAGAAAAAGATTTAGACATAGATAAATTTTATGTCATGGCTTACTATGACAGTGAAAATGATGCTCACGGAGAAACACCAATGGAAGTTGTGGTGCATCATAATTTAATAGGCACTGAATCATTTGGCGAATTTCAAATAACTAATTTTCTCATAGAAATTTACGATGCAGTAGCACACGAGTTCCGTCACCAATATCAAAGTATGCGTAGAGACTTTAGAGACTATCCATCTCCGCCACACTCTCCATATGAAGAATATTTGTCCGATAACGATGAGATAGATGCTTACGCATTAAGTATTACTATCGAACTACTTCGAGCAATGGACGTACAACGAGCTCGACGCAATTTGGGCAGAATTACAATTATGTCCAAAATGAGAACAGGACCCGTTTATTCTAGCCCAGTCCTACGTGCATACATTAGTTATTTTGGACTTAATACTATAGTCAAACGTATGTCCAAAAAGATACTTAAACATTTAGAAACGGTTGACAAACGATACATTTTCATGTAAAATACTTGTATATTAACTTTTAGAGCAAGTTGACATGGAGACAAAAGTATTCCCAACCAAACAAGTATTAGAATTGGCTTGTGCCGCACAAAGAATTAACGGTGAGTACCTTAAAGTACCTGAGGCTGTTTATGCCAACGATGGTGCATTCATGTATACTAAACAGGCTAATAAAACTCTAATGCTTTATACGTTAGACAGCAAGATGGTCATACCCGACACTAAGATACTTAAAATTGAACCTGAAGATGTTGCTCGTGCAGAGGAAATACAAAAGTATTACAAGCGTCTAGTGTTTGTGGCCATCGAAGGTGAGAACGAGTTCCTAACCAAAGTTAATAGTTTGTTGGGCAGTGATACTATTAAAGAAAATGAATTTGGTTGGATAGCCTGTTTGCCTAGCGTACAAGCCAAAGACAAGATGCACAATGAAGTTAAGAAAGCTTCTAAAGCAGTTGAAGACGGATTCCTGGGTAGTGAGGGTGATAGACTGATTGACTTAGATTGTGAAATACTTGAAGTAATCAAGTCAAAGAACTTTGACGGCTGGAATGTGTGTGCTATAATAAACAATAAAATGGCCAGCTGGATGAGCCAAAAAGAATTAATTCGTGGTCCTTGTGTAATTGTCAAAGCTAAAGTAAAAGCTCAGGGCAAACATTGGAAACACGGTAATGACGAAACAAGATTAAACTTTGTAAAGGCAGTACAATGAAAAGCGGAGTATTTGTAAGAGCTAAGACTAGTGACAGTCGCTGGGCAACTGTAGATGTTATGGACTTGACTGAAGATTCATTCAGATTGTTTATGCTACGCAAGTTGAAAGAAATGAATACTGTAGCACATTTGCCCGAAGAAGATACATTTGATTTAGAAACACCCTTAACTAAAGCACAGGCAGAACTATGAGTAAAGCTAAACATAAACCTTATCAGTGGATTGATGGCGAAACTGCGGATCGTATTACTAGTCTTAATTTAAAAGACTATCGTGCGTATCTTAAGAAAGAAATCAAGCAATGGAAGAAAAATCCAAAGACAGAAGCTAACCCAGATGGCTATTGGTTGCATCCTGAGGATATAGTAATCAACATGCGTACTATTGAAGCACTGGATTTGATTATTAGTCATTTTCCA